GTAACAGGTCAACTTACAGGTTCTCGTGCAGATTTAATTATTGCAGACGATGTTGAGAGTGCAAACAACTCACAGACACAGTTAATGAGAGACAGATTAAGTGAAACTGTCAAAGAGTTTGATGCGATTATCAAACCTGAAGTAGGTCGCATTATATTCTTAGGAACACCACAAACAGAAATGAGTTTATACAACTCTCTTGAAGAAAGAGGGTTCAAGACAAGAGTATGGCCAGCATTGTATCCTAATAAGACACAAACAGTTGGCTATGGAGACAAACTAGCAAAGATTATCGCAGACACAACAGACCTAGAAGGCAAACCAACAGACCCTCAAAGGTTCAATGAAGTTGATTTGATGGAACGACTTAGTTCATATGGTAGAAGTGGTTTCAATTTGCAGTTCATGTTGGATACAACATTGAGTGATGCAAACAGATACCCACTAAAACTTAATGACCTCATCGTTTTAACTGGTTGTTCATCGTGGGATGAAGCTCCAGCTAAAATACAATGGGCCTCAGGAGTAGACCAAATCAGTGCGATTAGCTCAGACATACCGAATGTGGGTCTCAAAGGCGATTACTTTACTACACCACTCTATATGAGTGATGAATTTGCGCCTTGGGAGGGTTCAGTTATGTCAATTGACCCTTCAGGGCGAGGTGAAGACAGAACAGGCTATGCAGTTTTAAAGATGCTGCATGGAATGTTGTATTTAACAGCAATAGGTGGACTAGAAGGTGGTTATTCTGATGACACATTGGAAGAACTGTCTCGTATTGCTAAGAAACAAGACGTTAACTATGTCGTTATCGAGTCAAACTTTGGTGATGGCATGGCAACACAGTTGTTGAAGCCTATTATGTCTCGCATACACCCTTGTGAGATAGAAGAAGTCAGACACAACATACAAAAAGAGAAACGAATTATAGATACTTTAGAACCTATTATGAGTACCCATAGGTTGGTTGTAGACGAAGAGTTGATTAAGAACGACTTCCAGCTACCTCCAGACCACCAATTATTTAGACAACTAACAAGAATTACAAGAGACAAGGGTGCATTAAGGCACGATGACCAAATAGATGCTTTGGCAATAGCTGCTAACTATTGGGTAGAGAGAATGGACAGAGACCAGATACTGGCATTTGACCAACACAAAGAAGAATTACTAGACCGGGAATTAGAATTATTTATGGAGACCGCAATTGGGGAGAAACCACAAGGAGACAATTGGTTATGACATACGAAGACATAAGAAACTCAATTAAGAAACACGAAGGGTATAGAGACGAACCTTATCACTGTACAGAAGGACATCTTACAGGTGGATATGGACATAAAATAATAGATGGTGAAGACATTCCTGATAATGAATGGGGATGGAACTTGTTATTTGAAAAGGATTTTGAAAAGGCTCTAGATGGAGCTAGGAGACTCGTAAACGAGCAAGAAACACATCCAGAGGCATTTGGTATTCTGGTCGAGATGTGTTTCCAATTAGGCGAATTTGGAGTCTCTAAATTTAAAAAGATGTTAGCTGCATTGGAAAAGAAAGATTATGAAGATGCAGGATGGGAAATGAAAGACAGTAAGTGGAATCAACAGACACCTAATAGATGCGAAGAGCTATCTTATAGGATGCGAAATATTTCATAAAAAAATATGAAGGGGTAATGTCATATACTAGGCACAAAAAGTCCCCGCGGGGGTGGGTCGTAGCCACACACACAAGACAAAGCCTAGACATTTCGCAATTTATTTTGCCTATTATGGCAATTGATAAAGTATCAGTTGCCTAGGCAGTTTTTTCTCGTTTCTGTTAGAGCTAGGGTCTATTTTTTTCTTCGAGCCGAGTTTAGTTCCCATATAAGATATACCCAGGGTCAAACCCTAACTATTAGTATAGCTATCTACCTCCCCAACTATCTACCTATCTATATATACCTATAGGTATCTATAGTAGTAGTATGTGGTGGTATATGCCTCAACATTCGTCACAAGGGTAGTTTTAATATTTCGACATTGCGGTACTATTTTTTTATCTACCGATTCTAGGTGGGTTGCGGTGTTGGGATAAGTTGGGAACTTTTATTTATATTTAGGGTTGCAAATTAATGCAAAATAGTTAATTAATCCTATATGGGATGTATTACTGATTCCCTAGGCGCATATAGAGAGAATTTTAGCACTGTATATACGCAAGTCTTAGGACTGAGCTTAAGGCATACACAAGCGACCCTGGTGGGTTCTCAGTTCTGGTTTAGGCGCAATAGCCTTGTTGGTGAAATGGTTCTTCAAGGCGCTCACACTGAAGTGGAGAGTTGATGGTATGGGGTCTCAAGTCCGTATGCCATCTACCCTCCACTTGGAGGCAATCAAAAAAACTAAAGCAAGGAGTATATATGAATTTCATAGATACCTATAAAAACAGGCAGAGAGAAAGCGCCACGAGTAATCCGTTGGCTGCATACTTTCTGGGTCATTTCCATCTTTGCAGAACTAAGCAAAAGAAACAGGTTTATGACTATCTGAAACTTATCCGTAAGAGATAATTTTGAGGGGGGTAGTAAGTACCCCTCTTGATGTTATCTCTCTTGGGGTTCTTTTTCTTTCTAACCCAAGAGGGATACTTGACGTGGCAAAAGGGCTTTATTTATTTCTCCCTTTTGACACCTCCTTTGAACAGAGTTTGTGGTAGCTGCTATTTCTTACCTTATTAGTAGTAGTTATCTACAGGCTCTGTTTTTGTCTAAGTCCAGACCCATCATTCTTTTATCATGGTTCTATGATGGGTTTGGCATTTATTCAGAATTTGGACTTGAATGAGAACTGAAAATTCTATAACACTATTAGTGGGGAGTTACATAAGTAACTTGTTGATACTGTCAACACAGGTGACACCTTAACCACCTGCTCTGGTTTATCCAGACGAAATCCTAAAGGTAACAAGGAAGGATAAACATGAATGCAATTTACATTATTTAAAATCACAATATTCGTTGAGAAGTACCCTAAGTGGTCAAAGTTCAACTATACCCATAAGACATTTGACGATGGATTAGATGCGGAATGGGAGACTATAGTTGATGTTGGTCTATGGCGAGTACACATCAGCAAATAACTCAGATATAATTCAACTTATGTCTGATTCTTTTAACAACCGAGGGGACACATCTGGGAAAGGAGAAGACTATGCCAGACACCTTTAGATATACATCTGTTTCAGTGAGCAAACAAGCTCATGCAGATTTAACCAAACTACAAGAGATATTGCGAAGAAAGCATGGGATTAGGTTTTCAATCGCAAAGGTAATCGAGAAGATTGCAATGGAAGGATGTCGTGAAGATGTTCAACCGACAGCTCAGTAGTTTCTCAGTTAGGAAGATGTGGAAGTTTAGTAATAATAAACTACAAAACAATGCGCCACAGACTATACTAGGTTTACTTCCTACTAAATTGAAAGGAACAAACAAATGTCGAGAGACTGGAAAGCCAAAGGGACAATAACAGACCGTTACTTTGGTAAACTTGAAAGTTTATTATCGATAGCTGACCAAGTGAGAGCAATGGACTCTCGAATGGAAATACAAATGCTCGTATGTTTACTTTATGTTGCAAGACACGAAGATGAATATGGAAGTGCTGGTATGCCTATGAGTAAAATTGCAGATGCACTTGGTCTAGCTCAATCGTCTACATCAAGAAATGTAACTAAACTTTCAGAGGCTCTACTGAACCCACCGGGTGAAGTTTTAGAAAGAGCTGCAAAGAAAAGAAGACCACCATCAAGGGAAGCATTAAAGCCTAAGTTTGGAATGGGTCTTTTATATACGATGGACAATCCTGCAGACAGAAGAGAGAAGATGGTTTTCTTATCTCCAAAAGGTCAAAGGTTTGTAAATCGTTTATCTGAATATGCAATTGAGTCTGAAACTGTTTCAGAAGAAGTTAGATTAAGTAGATTAAAAAGACTTCGTGCTGCTATGGATGAAAGACCAAGAGATGTAGAGAAGATGCAATACAAGTATAGACTAGCAGAAATGGAGTCTAGAAATATGTTATCCAATCTACAACAATTGCATGAACTGCAAGAAAAATTCCAATTGGAACTTACAAAGATAAAAGAAGAGCTGACATATCGGATGAAGCAGGACAAAGTCCAAGAAGATATGATTAATAAGCTCAATCTTAAGAAAAAGAATTTGTTGTCTTCAGGTTATATGCGTGAAGGCGCAAATGTCAGAACTTCTAAGAAGAAGTAATCAATCATACAACTAACTTTTTTTCACAGAGAGGAGGTGAATGGGGTAATGGTAAATAAACTTGGCAAGAATGGAAAAGCCGATGTAAAGCCATTGATGATTTCAGTAAACGACACTGAATTAGAAACAGATAGAAGACTAATTGCTATCTGTAGCAAGTTAACCAGGAATGGTTGGAATGCAACTCAAGCTCGTTACGGAGTAATCATTTGTGATTTACTTGGCAAGGACATTTTAGTTAATGATATAACTACAAGACACATTGATGCATTAAGAGAATATCTTCTTGACGAATGTGGGAATTCTGTAGCCACGGTTAATAGGTACTACAGTTCATTATCTAAGATGCTGAAGTATGCTTTCAACAGACCAAACGAGTATGGTTTGAAATCTGTTCCACACATTGAGTGGGAAAAAGAGAACAATGAAAGGGTACGTTTCGTAGACTTAAAGGAAGAAAAACTTATGCAAAAGATTATGCTAGAACGTAATCAAAAAGATTATCTTGATTACTATTTGTTCCTTATGGATACAGGTCTACGAAAGACTGAAGCCTTGAAGTTAAAGAAGTCAGACGTACAAACTGACGTTGTATCAAAGACACAATACG